GAAGTAGCTAGTGACACACCGGAAAGGGACTACAAAGTCCAAAAGGAGATCAAAATGTCGGAAGAGAACAAAACTCCCGAAATCGACCTGGAAGCATTCGCGAAGCGCGTAGCAGATGAGACTGCTGCAAAGATCGCAATGAAGCAGGCCGAAGAAAAAGCAGCTGCAGAAAAAGCCGCTGCAGAAGCTCAAGAGAAAGCTGCTGCAGAAGCAGAAGCAAAAGCTGCTCAAGAAAAAGAAGTCAAGGCTGCTGTAAGCGTTGGTGTTGAGTCGGGTGCTGAGCGCCTGATGGCTGACATCGAAGCTAGGCTGTCTGAGAAAGATGCTAAGATCGACGAAGTAATTTTGTCTTATCAAAAGCAACTGGAAGAAAAGAGCGAAGAAATCACTAAGATGCGTGAGTCTAAGCGTGTATTCTCTGATCGTTCAGAAGGCGACACCATTTCTAAGTGGGGCAAAGAGTTCATGCACGCTCACCTGTTGGGTGTAATGACTGGTAAAGGCATGGAAGGCACTTCTTATGGTCGGGGTATCCTTGAGAAAGCTGGTGTAACTTATTCATCTTCTGCTCCTAACATCGCTACTGAAGTATCTAGCCAAATTGAGAAGGAAATCATGCGTGAACTGCGACTGGCTCGTGCGTTTCGTGAGATCCAGATCAATTCTCAAGCTCAAGTACTGCCCATCCAACAGGATACAGGTCTGGCTACGTTCCAGACTGGTGCAGCTACTTCAGGTAACTTGACTACTCGCGGCGGCGCTGCTCCTCAGCCTGCTCAGGTAGTTCTGAAGGCTTACCGATTGATTTCAACCACGTTGATGGATAACCACGTTGACGAGGAAATCCTGATCAATCTGATGCCTATGCTCGTAGAATCAGTTGCACGTTCACACGCTCGCGCTGTAGACGATGCTCTGCTGAACCACGATACTGCTGGCTCTGACGACTTTGATGGTCTGATTAAGCTTGCAGGTACTAACATCTTTGATACTTCTGTATCTGCCGCTGCTCTTGCTACTACTTCAGTAGACGCTGCTGACTTCCTGTCTGCTCGTAAGCTGATGGGTAAGTATGGCATGATGCCTGATGAGCTGGTTTACGTTGTATCTCAGAAGCGTTACTACGACCTGATCGCTGATGCCGGCTTTGCCGATATCACTGATGTAGGTTCTGACGTTGCTACCAAGCTTACCGGTCAGGTAGGTGCGATTTATGGTACGCCCGTAATCGTATCTGACAACTTCCCAGCGGAAGCTGACAATGCTTGTGTTGGCCTGGCAGTCAACGTTCGTAACTTTGCTATCCCACGTCTGCGTGGTGTAAATGTTGAGCAAGATTACGAAGTAATGAACCAGCGTAACGTTATCGTTGCTACTCAGTCTCTGGGCTTTAACCAGCTCGTTGCTAACAACGGTACTACTGACGTATCTGTAGTTCGACTCAACGCAGTAGCTTAATTGCTGCATAAACTGGGGAGGTTCGCCTCCCCAAGTTTTTACTAATTGATTTATGGCAGATTTAATTACATTAGAAGAGTATAAAGACTCTAAAAACTTGTCAAGTGTCAAAGATGATGCTCGTCTTCGCACACTTATTGAATCCGTAAGTCAATTAGTAAAAACTTACTGTGGCAATTCAATTATTGACCACTACTCTACAAACAAAGTAGAAACTTTTAATATTAACTGGGATACTCATATTGTTCAACTTACAGAAAGTCCTGTAAATACAATCGTATCTGTAGAAGAAAGAAATACCTACGAAGACTCTTATAATACTTTAACTACTGCTGCCTATGAATATTATTTTGATGCTACTACAGATAGTGTTATTCGTACAACAGGTGGAAGTAGTTATAAGAATTGGAGGCAAGGGCCAGGAGCGGTTCGTGTAACTTATACTGCAGGATACGCAGAAACTCCTGCAGATTTAAAACTTGCTTGTCTCGATTTGGTACAATATTACCATAAAGAAGAGCATACTCAACGCAGAACTCTCGCAGGTGCTACTATTGAAAATCCTGGCACTGGAGACGGAAGAGGATTCCCTGACCACATTAAACGTGTCTTGGATATGTATAAAAACTTTTAATGGCTTCTAAAAATCTAAAGAAAATGGCTGACAAGCTTCTGAAGGATTTAGCAAAGACTGCAGATGCTGCTGAAGAAAGTGTAAGAAAACAGTTAGAGAACCAAATAGGCCAAATTCTTATTATAAATAGAACAAGATTTTCTGCTTTATTAACTCAATTAGTGCCTAGACTAAAAGGAAGCGAAAACCAAAACCTGAGAAATAAAGTTTGGGATACTTTTTCTGCTAGACTTAAGGGCTTGGAAGGCCAAGTACCTAAAGATATTTTAGTAGATTTAAAAAAGACTAAACTGCCTGGCATTAGACAGAATGACCATGTTTTTTATATAAAAAGTTACGCAAGTGCAAAAAATGCAAAAGGTCAATTACTAAAAGAAGTAGTTCGAGATGTATTAAAAAACGAGAAAGGCTTTAAAAATCTCACAAAAAAAGAAGACGCTAAATTAGAGTTACTAGGTGGTAAGGATAATAAGTTTGGGGCTCAATTAGGTCACGAAGAAGCAGGACACGGTGTTCCTACTTCAGGTGTTCGCGTGGCAAGATTAAAAAAAATGTCAGGTGGAGCAAGCCCAAAAATACAAAGTATAATTACAAAATATGAACAAACACTTGGGCTAGAAATCAATCATAAGCAAATAATTAACAGCGAGCTAGGACTTCAAAAAACTTATACTCCAGTATTATCTTGGCAAAGAGCAATAGATAATAATACTCAAGCAAAGTTAGAAGCTAGCGCTTTAAATGCTTTAGAACAAGAACTAAAAGATATTGCTAATTTAAAAGGTTCTACTACATTAAAAGATGGAATTTCTCAAGTAGTACTTTACGAACTTGCACCTAAAAGAGCAAAAGTTACTGGAAAAAAGAAAAAAGAAATAAGAGAAAACTCTAAAGGTAAGGCAACTAAAAAAACAAAATCTAAAAAAGCTGTTAGGGTTATACGGGACGATTCTATTGATGCATCTTCTATGCCAAAATCAAGAGTAAGAGCATCTCAGTACTCTATAGCGGCCTTATTAGGCGCACTTAATCAACAAATACCAAAAACAGTAGCGGAAAATATGGAAAGCCCAAGACTTAACTATCAAACAGGGCGTTTTGCTTCTTCCGTAAGAGTAACGGACATTGCTAATACTGCACGAGGTTTTCCAAGTATTGGTTATACTTACATGAAGTATCCCTACCAAACATTTGAGCCAGGTTATAGACAGGGAAGCGTCGAGAGAGATCCAAGAAAATTAATTGACACCTCTATAAGACAAGTTGCTGCACAATTTGCCCTTGGAAGATTCTACACGAGGAGAGTATAAGTGAGCACAGATGTAAAAAGAGTTTACTCTACTCGTCGTATGTCTATTGTAAATGCTTTGGCTGAAAAACTTAAAGAAATTGATGGAGATGGAGAGTTTCATACTAATTTATTTGGAAACGTACATCCTCGTTTAAAGTTTTGGGATGAAGTGGAAGAATTTCCTGCAGTACATTTAAATGCAGGTAGCGAAAGTCGAGACTACCAAGGCGGCGGCTACAAAGATAGATTTCTTAGTGTTACCGTTCGTTGCTATGTACATGAAGAAGATGCAGTAGAAGCTCTTGATGCTTTAATGGAAGATATTGAAACTCAACTTGAAACGCATTCTCGGCTGGCATATAAAGATAGAAGAGGAGCAACACAATATACACAACAAATTTCAGTTATCAGTGTTGATACTGATGAAGGAGTTCTCGAACCTTATGGTGTAGGCGAAATGCTTATTGAGGTTCGTTACTAAGAGACGACTGGCAAGAACAAAGGTTCACGTCCAAGTCCTCTCTACAACATAGGAGATAAACTATGGCAACATTACAATTTAGTAGAAATACTAAAGTCTATCTTGAACAGGGCTCAAATATCTGGGAAATTCCTGTACTTGATGGCTATTCATTTTCTCAAGCGACAAATGCTTCAGAGATTACTTTGAACGAAATGTCAAGCAGCGCGGGAGTATCTCGTCGTGCTCGTCAAATGTTTACCGACTCTTATGCACCTGCTGAGTGGTCTTTCGCTTCTTATGTTCGTCCAAATACAGATGGCTGTGTAGAAGAGCCTCTCTGGGCAAACTTTGTAGCTGTAAACGGATATACTGCTGGCACTGATACTTGGACTGCCGGCGTAACCAAGTCTAGCCCCTCCACTACATTTGACTTCGATGATTCAAATAGCACTACTCTTGGCACTTTTAATCTATACTTTGTTCTAGGTGCCTGCGGAGATGCTGATGAAAACTATACTGCTGCAGAAGGTAAGTATTCTATTTATAAAATCGAAAATTGTGTAGCAAACACTGCATCCATTGATTTTGAAATTGATGGTATTGCTACAATCAACTGGAGTGGTTTTGGTAAAATTATCACTGAAGTTGCAGATTTTGATGCTTCAGGAACTATTGATACAAGCACTACCTCTACAAGTAACTTTATTCGAAACCGTCTTACTTCTTTAACAGTTACAGCTACCGACACTACTACCTTTCCCGGTGCTTCAAGCAACGGCGTTTACAACGTAACTCTTACTGGAGGTAATGTTACTTTTGAGAATAATATTACTTATCTAACTCCTG